GTTCCAAAAACGTTGGTAAAGTGTTTGGTATGGTATCGCTTCGACTGGTTGTAATGGACTCTCTTGTCCAAAATTATAATCGTATGAATCTAATGATGGTATCAACTGCGAATAATGACTAAACATATTAATCAAATAATCAGTTACAACCGCACCGCTTTCTTCATCCCATACATTTACTAAAATCGGATTATCTGTTAATCTTAAAATTCGTGGCGTGGGTGTAACATATTCGGATTGATCATTAATGAATTTCGGTATTGGGAATTCCGTTCCTTGAATCAACGCAAGTGGCGTACTTCCAAATTCCAATTTAATTTCTTGTTGATTTGTTGCAAAATCATTTTCGGGATCTAACAATTCCAACCTACCATAAACGCGATTACCTTGCGTGTTATAAATGTTGTTTAAATAGTCTGTTGATTCTTTGTAAGTCCATCTATTGACTTGCGCTTGGTAATCGCTTGTTGACGTTAAAACAATATCTTTACTAATGTCTAAAATATTACTCCAATCCTTTTGAGTTCCACTCGCTAAATATTCTTGTATTGGAATAAACGAAAGTAGTTTGGCATTGAACGCATCGGGGACAACTACCAAGTTGAACATTTTAAAAATTGAACTCATAAACTCCGTGCATTTCATCACGGGTGCATTCGCTGAAAAATCAATTTCATTGCCCATCAATGGCTTACTCACATAATCACAAAAGAAAGATGAGTTCAAATTATTTGGATAAGTAGTTTCTGTTGATGCATCGCGAAACGTTAATGTTTCACTCATGTTTACAATATCACTACCCGACCAAAGAATTGGTTGTACTGTTTCACCTGCATTTAGATAAACATCCGTGTCAAATGTTTGACCAATTCCGGTATATGCAGTTTGTTGTAATGGGAACGTAGATGCTGGATCAACATTTAAAAATATTGTGTTTGATGTTTGATTTATTGAAAGTCGTTTATCGCCATTTAAATCAGTTATCAATAAACCTAATTGTAAACCATGACTAATCGATGAAGGTTGTTCGATATTAATTACCGATTTAATCGTATAACGCCCATTGAATGGAGCGGTAAACACATTGCTTACAACGTAGTTATTTGGATCAACTACTTCCGTTAAATTGGGTATTGGATATTGATAAATCACCGCACCATTGCCCAATGTCAATGAAGTAAATGATGAACCTGTAAATGTATCGCCATCGATACCATCACGTAAAACAAATTTCGCAGCTTCGGGATTTCCAACCTGTTGAGTAATATTCGCTTCGCTTGTCCATACTACATACAAACGATTAAGTTCGTCTAATAACGTATCACTCGCGACATCATTAACACTAAACCCACTTAACTCAATTATCTTATCGAAGATGTAACGCGCCTTGACCATTAAAGTCAATTCACCAACTTTAATTATTTGATCAATTTGGTCTTGCCATTGTGATGGGTTGTTTAGGTTGTATGTTGGATATGCATAAATTGAACGTGTATTATCACTATTGGAACTGCCTACCCAATTATTACCTCTATCGGTTATCGTGAATTGAATATTTCTATCTCCGATAATTTCAGCAATGACATCGGTTACATTCGTGTAATTAACAACAAAAGAATAATCATTTTGTAACTGCGCACCAATGTAGTTTTTAAAATCCGCATCTCCAATATTTTTGAAGAAGTCGATAACGTTTCCGAAGAAAACAATTTCGTATTCACTCACCACCCCATTTGATGTGTACGCAGCTTTAAATTGAATGCTGCCTTCCATCACGGGTAAAGTATCAACGGTTATAATTGCGTTTAACTTTCGCTTCGGATTGAAGTTAGAAAACTGAAATGTGTTTTGTTCAATGAACCCAAATATCTGCGCGTTGTTGTTAGTCGCTGGAATTCGAAACGTTCTCGAGTAAGTACCCGAAGGTTTTAAATCTTTAATGTCATTGAACGAATACTGAAGTGCGATTGTTTCATTTTCGTAAAGGTCTGCAACATATGGAACATTTCCATCTTGCGTGTAAATTATTAATGCTGTTTCCATAGTTATGCGCAGTCGTTACCAAATCCAATAGTTACGTAAATATTTCCGCTGTATGTAGTACCTCCACTCCATACGGGTAGCTTCATATAAAAAGTATCTCCCGTTCCCCAAATACCCGTTGCGATAATTGGCGTTCCATTACTTTGCATATCAAACGAAGTTTGCGTTCCACCACCTAATACCGCACCAAGTTGGATAAATCCTAAACGGGTAACAGGTGTTGGACAATTAGTAGTATAATCAATGCGCACGTAATACGTATCGCCTACCGTTGGAACTATTCCACCTGTACCATTGACTTGAACCGTTATATTACTTCCTCTCGTTGCGTTAGTAACGACCACATTACACGCATTACCATAATTCGAACCAATGGTTAACGAGTTATTACCACCAACTTTCGTGAATGTAGTGTAATATTCGCAAGGTGTAGGCGATGGAATGGGGTATTCACTCGCTGTAATGTTTAACGTTTCATTGCTGTTGGCAATTTGTAGGCGTAATGTTTGGTTGTACTTACGTGAATTGCGCTCGCGCTTCATTAAATAATTATTGTCTTGAACAATAACGGGAACGATTGAATAACCATCCACATTGTCATCCACCATCCATACGCTTTTACTCATGAATAAATCGCGCATAAATTTAAATTCGGATTCGCATAACCAATCACTCGTTAAATTAATGAACGTGTTTACTATTGGTTCGCGCTCGGTTAACTCACGAGTGTAATTTTTTGTTTCATAAGGTCCGGTTGATGTAGCTGTATTGAAGTCACCTTGATATGCCTTGTATCTTTTTTTCTCAACCTCAATATTTCTCTCGTTCTTTTTGATAAACGAGTAACTATCCCATCCACCCATTTGATTGAGCCAATACACGTGAACTGGATTATACTTACAATCATTAACAAGATAGTAACCATACTTCGCAGTAACTTGTTCGTCACTTGAATTATAACCTGCGTAAACGTAAAAAGCGGTATTCCCTGCTGTAATCGCATCCGTGTAACCGCCATTAATTAAATTCTTTAAACCTGTTGGTAACATCAATAACGAACCCGAACCAAACGACATCGGAATATCAAAAGAATCTAATAACGTTTGATTGTCATCGTATAAATCAAAAGTAAAATGGTCAATGTCATTATATGGATAACCAGCGTTCACATATAAATTATCATCTGCTATCCATGTGTCCACCTTATACGCGCTATCAATAACGCTTGTAATGTTTGACCTTGAAAGGTATTGCCAATTAATAATCTCCGATTGTAACAATGATGGCAAGTTTAATCGATGCGCTAACGTTTCTTTATTGAATCCTATTTCGTCATCATAACATTGACTTAATGCAAGTGGTTTCGTGTCGTTAGTACCCATCACAATAAAGTTCTGTTTACCACTTCCATAGACACACATTAAATCGTAGTACACCGCTACGCTATCATCTTCGGTAAATACACCTGCAACATCGTAACCTTCATATAATTTAACGGTGAACGTGTTCACGTTGTTTGAAGTCGTTAATGTAGGCGTTGATGTTTGAAGAATTACGTTATCAGTACCCGAATAAACAATATCGTTTTTCACTAACTGATTGAAGATTGTTTTAGCGTTAAATACACCGCTATTAACCGCGTTTTGACTTATGTAAAATTTATAATCTAATGCCGCGTTATTGTCGGTAATTAACACGATGTATTTAAAGTTGGGTTGCGCGTACTCGCTCGATGTCATCGTAAACGAAACATCATTATTCGAATAGATTAAACCACTAAACGCGCTATTACCTTGCGCTGTTAAACCTGTTATTGCAGTTGTATATGCCATTACACTTTTATTTTCTTTTGTAAGCTATCTTCAATTATTAAATTAATTTCTTTTTCAAGTGCCAATTCGAATTCGGGTTGGAACTCTACTATCACATCGTTAACCGCATCACGCCAATAAAACAACGGTGGAATACCTCTAAATGAAATTCCTTTGGCTATGTTATACGCTGCGTTGCGTACTACCGATGGCGTTTGTTTTACAATCTTTCCCTTGTCATCACGTACACGGATGGGTTTAATTTTCATCCATTGTACAATCGCTTCTATTGGTGGCATCTTCGCACCTTTACGCCTTCCGAACTCTACAACACTTGCATAATTAGCCGCTTTACCTTTTGCGAAGAATTCAATCTTTGAACTTTTACCATTGTAATAATAAGCAAGTGATGTTCTTAATGTATCACTCGCCACCGCCCTGCGTTTCTTTCCTTTAACCGTTCTATACACTCCAAGATTCAGCATGGCACGTTCTACTACCGCAGCACCAAATCGATTCATTATGTCATTGAGTGGAGTGTTAGCCATTGACAAATAATTGATAAGCTGTGTTTGGATCGCTCACTAATAAGTTAACGAGTACATCTATACCTTGACTATCTAACGCGGAAGTAAATTCAACGTTTGACTTTTCCCAAGCGAAGCAAATAATACCCCATGATGTTGCCGTTGGTATTGATAACCTCATAACATCTCCCAAATCTTCTAATTTATATTCCATTATATACCATTTATTTTAAAAGAATAACCGCCCATGCTCGTTGATCCACTGGTGGCATTTTGAACTATCTTAATTTGCCAAGTGTCATTAACAGCAAATGCAACCGTAGTCGTATTGTTGTAATTTCCAATCGCACTTCCTGCAGCTATGGTAATAGCCAATGATGTATCAACAGCATTTTTTTGGAGTGTTACGACAAGTGATCCCGTTGCTGGTTGTGCTGAATAAATCCTAAAGTAAAAATTCAAGAAATTACACGCATTCGCTAACGGCACTTGAAACGGAGTAGATAACGAACTAATCGTACCGCTTACCGCGTGGTATCTTGTTGTTGGTGAAGCTGCCCCTGCTAACGCTTGTGCGAGTACATTATTTTGAATAAACGCGCTCGTTGTTAGTTTGGAATCTAATTGAGTTTGAATATTCGAAGTAACGCCATTCACGTAACCGATTTCCGTTGTTGTTGTAACCGCGACATCTAATTTACCACCGCCATTGGAAACCACCACACGCGATGGAGTAAGATTCGAAGTTGTTATTGTAGTCGCTGCGCC